TCTGTAACCATTGCTAATTCTCGTCCAGCAATGTTAGCTAGATCTTGAGAGCTTGCTTTCATTAAATCCATTACCTCTAAAGTTTGACTTCCTTGTTTTCCTAAGTTTTCAAACAAAGCACTAATTCTTGCAAACTGGAATTTTCCAAACAGCTGCTCAATTGCTTGAGATTTTTGTAAAGGATTTAGATTATCTAATCCTGCTTGTAAATCCAAAAGCGTAGCAGTAACGTTTCCAGCATTATCATTTACAATTGCTTTTAAGTTAATTCCAAAATCTGCAAATTTAGCAATAGCTACATCTGTTGGGTTAATTAAAGAAGCTAGTGCAGACTTAAGAGCATTTGCTCCTTCTGTTGCATTAATTCCGCCTTCTCTCATTGCTGTTAAATACAAAGCAAGATCTTGAACACTTCCTCCTAGACCTTTTATTACTGGTCCCGCTTTAGGAATTGCTTCTACTAAATCTCCAAGAGTTGTTGATGTCTGGTTTTCAACTGCGTTTAAAAAGTTAATTGATTCTGCTAGCTCATCTGTGTTTTGCTTAAAAGCTGATTGAATAGCAAGTGTGGCTTTCATTGCATCTTGTCTGTCAACTTCACCAAGAACTGCAAGACGAGTTGTTTCTTTAATAGATCCTAAAAGATCGTCTCCCTCTTTTCCAGTTGCAGCAATATCCGCTGCAAGACCTAGAGTTTCTTTAAATGATGCTCCATATCCTTTTGCTAACTCTGCTGCTGTTGCTGAAACATCTGCTCTTATTTTTGCTAACTCTAAAGAGGATTTAGCAGTTAGTCCTCCATAAACTTTAGTTAATCTAGTTAATTCTTGATCTGCAGTTCTAAATGCATCTGCTGAAGCTTTTCCAAATGCCGCAAGTGGTATGGTTAATCCTACTGTTAACTGACGTCCTGCCCATTGAGTATTCTTACCCCAGTTAATTAAAGAGTTTGCTCCTTCTTGAATTACCCTGTTCATAATTTGCAACTCTTGTCTTGCTAAAGCTGTTCTGTTTTTTACTTTGTCTAATCCAGTTGGAATATGAACATTGTATTGCATTAATCCTTCAGAGTTTTTACCTAGTGGTTGTAATATAGCATTCTGTAACTGTACTTGTTGAGCAGCTAACTGTCTTACAATTCCGCTATTTGTTTTTACATGACCTTGATATACTTGAAAGAATTGTCTTAATTTTATTTGACCCTTATCTAATTGAGATCCAAATTTCTCTACATCAGATTGAAGGTTTACGAAGTGGGTAGAAAATTGCCCAGTGCTTCTCATTGTTTCTGCAAAGGAACGGTTCATTACCGCCGCTTGCGCTGAGAGGTTTTTGTTTGTTGCGTTTAGTTTTGTCTGTAAATTAGTTAAGGCTGAAGAAACCTTGTTCAAGTCTACAATAAGGTTTGAAAAGTCTGCCGTAGCGACTATTCTGGTTACTATCTGATCTTCAGCCATCTATATTATTTTACACCCTTGAGTATCCTAAGCCTGCGCCAATTCCAAAGCCTGCTTCAGCAGCATAACTTCCTTGTAGTGAGACTACGTCGTCTGCACTTGCCTGTATACCCAGAGCCTTTCTTTTTATATCCTCAAAACTATTGCTTTCTTCTACGGAGCTTTCGCTTAAGTTAACTCCTTGCAAAGATGCTAAAAACTTTCTTTTTTCATCTTCCGTTTTGTGCATAGATTTAAAGGTTTGAATTATTTCTGGCATTGAAAGATTTTCTTCTAGTTCTTCGTAATTTTTCCAATTACCTAAAAGAAAAACTTCCCCTAAGAGAGCGGCTAAATCGAGTTCTGACCAACTAGAGCTCGTGCCGCTTCCAGGTTTGGGTCGTCAAGTTTAATTCCTCCGCAAACTTCAAGAATTCGATTAATTGTCGGCATGTCTAGTGCGTCTTCTAATTTATCCCTGTCTGCTACTAATTCTGGTACTTGTGACTCAATTGCAATTCCGCTTGCTGCAATTAAAATTGAAAGTGTTTCATCTTCATTTGCTGCAGTTTCTGTCTTTTTAATTTCTGCCATGAACTTTCGCAATGCTTTAATTGTCAATGGCTTTAGCTTGACCTTTGCTCCATTTTGAAGTTCAATTTCTTCTACATCATATACTGTTGTTGCCAATTTATCCTCCTTGGATAGTTAAAATTATTATAACATATAGCAAACATAAGGGCAATAAAAAGCCCCCCAAATAATGGGGGGCTTCTATTAATTAATTTATATTAATTACAACCAGGTACGGTCTACGATTGTACCGTATTCTGAACCTGCGTCTCCCGCTGCGCCTGATGGAAGCAAACGGAATGTTACTGGGAATGTTGATGCTGCGTTACGAGCCAAAGAGAACTGTGACTGTTGTACAGAAAGAACACGACGTGCATAATATACACGCTCAGTTTTTGATGATTCTGCAGTTGTTGGAGCTTGTCCAATTGCAACTAATTGACGCTCAACTGGAGCTGCACCAAGTGCACCTGCCTCAAGTCCAAGTGTCGAACCACTTAATGTTGATTGCTTTTGTCCGAATACCGCAAGAACGTTCTCAAGAGTACCTTCTGCGAATTCTGTTGCAATCATAACCTCCATAGCAGACTTAAACAGTTTTGCTGTATCAAGTAACTGATCTACAGTCACTGAGTCGTATGTTGGGTTGTAAGTAATTTGCAAACCGTTGTTTGTAAAACCTACGTTACGGTATGCAGCACCTGTTGTTGCTGATGCTGTACCTGATGATAGTGTATCTACTGCGTTAAGAGTTGTAGTGTATGACTCACCTGCAACTGCAGGTGGTGTTCCACCTGAGCCTGCGGCTGATCCATTCTTAAATGCTGGAACTGTCTTGTTGCGTCCAGTTGCGCCTGATAGGGCAGTACCTGGAACCATGTTTTCTACGTATCCTGATGTAGTTGAATCTTCTACTGATAAAAACAGTGGAGATGCACCAACAAGAATATTTCTGGCATTACCTGTATTTTGTGACATTAATTTATTCCTCCTATATTTATATATGTATACATATTAAAATCCTTTAATAAAGCTGGCTAGGCTTCTTTCCTCTAAGGCAATTATACGGAACAAGTCAACCAAAAGCAACTTATAGAAATCTTCCTACCCCATCTACCATTCTGGCATACTTTACTTCCAAAATGACATCTGAAGACATTAGGCCCTGCATTTCCTCTGATGGCTCTGTTGGGGATATATCGGCCACAAAAATGCTAAAAAATTTGAATTTATTAGACAGGCTTGCAAACCTATTTACGTCTCTTGCAGACTCATCTACCCTTCTAAATTCATCAATCATAAAATTCCTAATCTCATTGATTTCTGAAACATCTGGGGAGTAGATAGTAAATAGTATCTGCTCACAGCAGACCATCCAATTGTCCTCATATGAGGTTCCAATTTTGTCATAAACTATATGTTTTTTTCCACTCAAAAATTGATCCATTTCAGATACCTGTTGGACTGGAATAATAGGAACTATCTTGTCGTTTATACTATCGCTAAAATATTCGTTCTCATCAAATATTTCAGCTGCCACTAATTTAGACCATAAAAATTTTCTTATTTCTAGAATTGCATCTAGTTTATAATTTACTGTCATATTAAGGACCCTCCGAATGACATTTCTACTGCTGAGTCCGCCATGCTTCTAATTGAATTTGGAGAAAATGAATATTGAACTGTTTTAATTGTTGCTGGTATTTTTAATGCTTTCATTGAAGCTGAATTAAATATATCTTTAAATCCAGATTTCTTAATAGATGAGCTTACAAGGTTCCCGCTAAAAAATCTTGAATATTGTAAAGTAAATTGATTTTTAACACTAGGTCCTCCTGGCCTTTTAACGGTCACTGAAGCCCCTTTGGGCATAAAGACTGTTTCACCATTGGATTCAAATACTAACCTCTCAGAATGGCGTGGAGCAATTTTAAGAGCCATTCCTGACTCCATCACAGACGCTTTGTTTTGAAATACGTGTTTTCTTTGTTTTTCTGGTCCAGGGACAAATGTTTTTGATGGTTCAAATTTAAAATTAACTTTAAAAGATATTCCTGCAGAATCTAAAGATGTTAGACTAAACAATCTATCATTTGCGCTTCCAGTCTTACCCCATTCATATACATGGTGAAATGCTTTTGGCTTTGATCTTGCTTGTGAATCTATGTATTGCCCAAAATCTTTTTCTATTTGATTAAACACTACCTTTTTAAAAGTACTTTTAAACTTTTTGCTATTGCTTAATTTGGCAATTACATTTGCTTGATAATATAAGGCAGCAGAAATTTGTGCAATATTACTGTCTTGAATAATTCCCTTTGGGCTTTTGTTATACATTAATCTTTCAAGACCAGAAGCTGCTTGAAGCAGCATTACGTTAGATTCCAATTTGCTGATTCTCCGATCTCTTTAGAGAAGAATTATAACCAATCACTCTACCAAATGGATCTGTTATAGGACTACTTCCAATAACTTCAAATACTGTAGGTGTCTCTGATGGATAGTCTTGCTCTGTCCAAATTGATTTTCCGTCCCTGTCTTTAATGTTTGAAACCTTGTGCCTTAAAGATATTTTACTTTCGGTACGAACTTGAATATTTTGCTCATTTTTGTATTTGTTGGAAAATGATTGAGTATCTCCAGATCTAGAAGTTGAAGAATTACTTATAATGCTTTTTGCATAGCATGGAATTGTTGAATAATAAGACCATTCTTTTTTTATAGCACCAGTATCATCATCCTGAATATCTGTTTGTCTATAGATATCCAAGTTCATGGGCAACATGGACTGTATTAAATCTATCATTAAATTACTACCATATTACTTAAAACATATGAGCTTAGTAACTGGTCTGCGTAGGCGTTTCCAGTTCCAGCATATGCGCTAGAGTTATATTCAAATTTCCAATCAAATGCTTGAACATTTTTTGCGTATTTGTTTCTCCAGACAGAATCTTTAGAAAAGTAATCTTTCATTAACTCAATACAAGCTTGGCTAACTTCTGTTGGAACCCTATCCCATCCAAATTCACCATGAATTGTGTATCTAATATTTTTTCCAAATAAAGAACCTTCGCTATCATTAACGCTAGGTGGCACAAATCCATTTGCAGTATAAACTGCATTGTCTATTGAATTAGTTTTATTTATTCTAATTCCAAAACCAGTTTCTGAAATAATTGGATTAAATATCCAGTTGTTAACAGCAGGAACAGATTGATTGTCAATTAAAAGGATATCGTTAGAATACAGTTTATTTAGTTTATTTATTTTATAAGGTAATACTAATACGTCTGAGTCTGATCCGTATACTACTTCTACGTCTTGGTATAAATAAAACTCTTGACCTGTATGTCCTTCTATAATTTTTCTAGCATATCTCTCTGCAGATTGAATCTCTTGATAATTTTTATAATTTGGATCGCTAGGGTCTGATCCGAAATTTAGATCTTGCAAATGTTCATTAATGTTTATGTAAGGAGTGACTACATCAACATATGATGCATGGTATCCCTCTGTTCCAGAAATTGAATACGACCAAACTAGCTTGAAACTTCTATTTCTTTCCGTATAGTTAAAAGGCAATATGACTTGATACGATCCAGAATCTGTTTCTACGCTAGTGGCCGTAAGTGTTGTTAAGATTGTAGTTGGGGAAATGGCAGGGACTATAGAAGGATCCTCTGTAACATCGTAAACTTTTACTGTAACTGTGTCTGGACTGACAAGTTCAGACTCCCAATATATTTTGCTTTTTATTGGAGTCCTACTATTTACATAAATCTCTGCCATTTTAAAAGGTTAAATTAACTGTAGAAGTCTTGAACTTCCCTTGGGGTAGCTAATCTAAAACCTTCCTCCTTATCAAAAATTTCTTGAGCAGCTTCTGCAGACATTGCAACGAATGGATGTTCTTTTGTAAAAGTAAATCCTAAAGCATCGTATCTGTAATTGTCTCTTTCCATCTTAACTAACAAAGAATTTGGATCTATTTCCTGATTTAAATCAAATCTTGGTAATACTTCAATTTCTTCTTTAGCTTCTTCAACATCTTTAATTGCTTTACTATACACTTCCCAGGTTACCCCGTCTTCTGTTAGCGCCGCAATAATGTCGGCTTTTCCTTTTAAATCACTTGCGTCTACGCCGAAGTCTTCGGCTGCCTGCTTTAATTCAGATAATTTCAATGTCTCGAATGACATATGTTCTCCTTTTGGTTAGGTCGTTTAATTATATCACTAGTAAATTCAAATGAAAAGCCCCCAAATTAAATTGGAGGCTTTTCTTTAGATAAATAGATTATTTCTTAATTAAGAAGCAACCTTAACATCTTTTACAACTACCCAAGCATCTGGTTGTTCGATTTGAACGCCAACTCGAGTATACATTGTGTACTCAATGGAGTCCTTACGAGGCCAGAAGAATCGGTAAACAGTTACATCACGCTTGATACCAATAACTACGTTATTTGGGAATGTCAAGTGGATATCTCCGTGTGAACCTGATGGGCTTGCATATGAACCTGTTTGTGTCTCAGGAAGAAGTGGTACCTCAACAATTGGAATACCAAATGCGAAAGGTGCTACATATCCTGCTGCTCCACCAAGTCCTGGTGTTGCACCACGGATAACGCTTGATGCGATATCTTGTGGGATTGTGTTGTTTGTTCCAATGCTGTTAGCATATAGGAAATCTTGGATTAGGTTTGAACCTGCCAAGAAGCGAAGGTCTCCACGACGTTGCATGTATTTACGTGGCATTGCTTTTAATGCCTTGTTAAATAGCTCACGAGAAACTCCAGCTCCAGCTCCAGCTACAACTCGACCATTGGCCTTAGCTTTAGCTACAACTCCTTGGAATGCCTTGTACAGAGGATCTGATCCGCTGCCGACACCATTAAGGATTACATCCTCAATGTCGTTTCCTGCTTGTGTTGCCATCAATCGTGCAATATGATCTTCTAGATCTGCACCCTCAATGTTGTCTTCTAGAGACTCAGTTGAAAGCTCCCAGTCTAGACGCAATTTCTTTGTTGTCAAAGAAATCTTTGAGAAAGTAACTGCTGCGTTTTCTGCAGTGTTATCTCCTTCTGTTGCAAGTTTCATAAGCTTTTCGCCTACTGACATGCGGTCAATTTCTGCAGTGTCTGCTCTCATTCGAACGGTACGTGCGACTTTTCCAATTACGGTTGCATCGAACATATAGTCTAAGAAGCGAGCTGACTGCTCTGGGTTAAGTAGACCACCGTTTCCGTTTTCGGAACCAGCGTGTGTACCTGTACCACCAGTTGTGGACGCAAAAGTACCTGTTGCTGTTGTACCAGCTGCGATTGCCTTTTCTAATGTTTCATTGCTCATTATTTTATTTCTCCTTATTTCTTACTTTATTAGTTCGTTTACGGAACCGAGGAAAGAACCGTTCCATTTTGATTTTTGGACTTTTACTTCCCTAGACCCGCCAAGGTCTGAGGACTTTTTAATTGCAGTCTCTGATTCTACTGCATCGACACGCTTTTCTACTCCATCAATCGTGTTTCTGATGTTCTCAACAGTTTTGCTGAGCTCTGAGTGTTGTTCTGCCAACTCTGTAATTTTGCTTTCTACGCTTTTGCTTAAAATTTCAACTGCATTTTTAATAGTTGTAACTTGTGCTGCGTTTTCTTCTGAAGCTTTGTTTAGAGTTTCTGAGAAAAAGCCTTTTAAATCACCTAACATTTTTGCAAAATCAGGTTTTTCAACAACAATCTCATCAGAGATGTCTGTTGCTTTTTCAACGATTTCGGCAGAAGCATCTACTAATACGTCTTCTGTAATAGCTTTTTCAATTGTTGCTTCTGCAACAACTTCTACTTCTACTGCTGCGGTTTCTTCAACCACTGCGGTTTCTGTGTTTTCTGACACTTCATTACCTCCTTGTGCGTTTGCCTGTTTTGCGATTGTTTGTGTTTCAGGCAACGTTAATCTTGACTTCTTAAATGAAGCAAGAATCTTTTCTATTTCTTTTGCTTTGTTTATATCATCAGTTTCTACCCAACCAATTAAACTTGCTTGCTTGCCAGTTATTGGGGAATTGAATTCAGCGTCTGTTGACATAAATACAGAGTCGCTGTCTTCACAATAAAAAATATTTTCTGTTTTTAAGTTTGTAGAAATTCCTTTAAAAATTAATTGTCCATTCATTTTTTCAATAGATAGAATATTACATAATTCGTTTGCTGGAGAATCTACTACTGACAGCTCCATCAAAGCATACTCTTTAATAAATCTAACTGTTTGCCCAGTTGCTTTGTTTACTTGATTGTCAGACTCTTTAATCTTTCCACCAATTGAAAATCCTGCAAGTGTTCCGTCTAGAATTTTTTCCCATGTATCTTGTGCGCCTTTTGAAATGTATGCATCTACATATACTCCACTATAAAAATCATTTGACTTTGGATCATAAAATGTTTCTGGTTTAAAAGAAACCATTTTGCCTACAGCGTTAGGACCATGCATCTCTCTAATGTTGCCACGGAATCTTTCAAAAGCTCTCATGCTTGCTTCTGCTGTAACTACATCTCCTGTTTGATCTACGTTGTCTAAAGTAGCAAAACCAGAGACGGTTCTTTTCTCTCGATCAACCTTTGTAAAAGGGACCGATAGGCTAATATTATCTCCATTGCTGGACCAATAAGATTTTTCAATATTCATATGCCTAATTTTATAACGGTATTGTATATAAGGCAAATACTGGTTGCCTAATAATTATTCGGTGACTCTTCCCCCACCTTTTTCATTTCTGCCCTCCCCAGAATTATCTGGTGAATTGGCAGATCTTTCCTGAGTTCTTTTTCTAGAATTTAGGGCTTGTGCGGTTTGCTCAGATTTTTCCTGAGCTTTTAAATCTACAACCTGATCCCCGCCATCTCGAGGAATCATTCCCTTCCTAATTCTAACTTCGTTAGGGGTAATTACCTGCATTCTTAAATATCTTTCATCAATTTTAGACTGGGTGTCTTCGTCTGTTAAAGTTAATTCATTAAACTTTAGCATTACCGCATCTGTTTTTTCTAATATAATTCTATTTAATTTTTTCTCTAAAATGTCTTGTGCTGGTCTACACACCTGCTCCTTAAACATTTTATCTGCGTCTCTTGCAGAGGCTAAACTAATTCCTTCTGGAACTCCTATTTTATTTATTGGAACTCTGTGGGCTAAAAGAATTTCGTCTCTGTTGGACTTACGATACACGTTAAATGATGATTCCTGGGTTCCAGCTTCAATTGGCTCCATTTTAAATTCAACTTTTGAATCTGGGCTATCTGCTGGAAGTGGGACATACAAGGACCTATGATTTTTTCCTTTTAATCCAACTTGGAAAAATTCTAAAAGTTTACGCTCTGACTCTGGAGAGAGCTTGGCTCCCTTAACGGTAATAATATATCTAGGTACGGCTTTGTTTTCAAAATAGTCTAAATTATACTTACCAGCAAATTCATTTCCTGCGGTTGCGTTTTGTGCAGAAACAATATCTGGCAATCCATAATAATTGTTCATTGGTGTGTATTTCTTTAAATGAATAATTTCATTTGGTCTATCTGATCCATCTGCAATAGGATTTGGTGTTTCTAAATCTGCAAAGTTTCTAAAGAACACTGCTTTTCCATAAAGAAGCTGAATGAATCCATCCCTTAGTCTACGAACACGCATGGTCTTTGCTGGTATATGTCCTATGTATCCAATGTTACCTGCAACCGTTCTTCCTATTTCAAGAAATCCATTTCCAGTTGCCTCTAGGTCAATATAGGCTTTTATTAGTGTTTCTGTGAAAGTCTCTTCTTCGTTGGTTTCTTCTAGCCAAGTATCTAAATCTTGTCTAAGTTTATTTAACTTCTTTCGAGCTCGATCTAATTGCTTTTGATCTTCAATATTATCTAGAGCATCATTTGCTTTTTTTGTTTCAACAAAAGTATACCCAAGTCCAACAATGTTGGCAACCTTTGCGTTAATTGCTGCATAGTTGTATGGTGAAATTTCATAAATTTTAGAAAGATATTCCATGTTATATGTTGGTTCAACCAAGTCAAACATTGCGTAACCAGTAACTGCTTGCTGCATGAGGTTCTGTTGTGTGGCTGTGCCGTCTTGACCAACAAATCTTTTTGATAACTCTCTAGACATTTTTCTACGAAAGTTATTGCCCAAACCCTGAACTTTCTTTAATTCTGATTCTGTTATATTGAATGGGTCGCTGTCTAGAACAGGGGCTTTGTTATGAAATCTAGAAAAGTCTGACGAGTCTGAAATATCTATGTTTTGAACAAAACTATTGTCTTCGTTTAGAAATTCTATCATTTGGATTTTCCTTGTCTTAACGCTTTCATTTCATCTTTATAGTTTCCAACGTCTAAAGCATCTGGGACTAATCCCCACTCTAATCTTTGTTTTTGATGCTCAAATTCTTCGTCATCTATCTTCCTTCTATTTGATAAAAATAAAGGGCTGCCTTCATAAATTCCATAAGATCTGGCTTCTCTTGCAAGAGCATCAATTCTTGATCTATTTCCTTTTAATGAGGTAATTGAAAGATAGTTGCCATCATCGTCTCCAACCCATCTTCCGTCAGGCATCTCCCAGACGTATATCCCTAGAGTTGTTTCTTCTACAGACGTTTGCTTAAAGTTTTTTATATCCATTGTTCCCTAAGTTTACCATTATTTCAAAATAAAGTCCAGATTTTTGCCATATCCTAAAGATATTTAAATATTTTGTACCACTATCCAGTCAGAATTAAAATAATCAACCGACAGCTCTGACATTTTACCTAGCTGATCTTCAATAATTGTACCTTGGGAAGACACATATTTATTAAAATGATCCTGAACTTTTTCGGCACTCAGGGCTGATTCATAAATAGCCAAATTCTGATATAGGCTTTGCCCTCCCAAAACGCTAGATTTATTAATAGAAATTTCTCCATATATGCTATTTTCAAAAACAATAACAACGTGGTGAAGAGAATCTTTTAAAAACAAATTATTTATATTAGTCTGGCTTGTTTTATCTACCCCATTAACGTATATCTTGGATATATTGCTTTTAGATATTGTATTGCTTGACCAAGTAAGGCTACTTGCACTGTACCCGCTTGTAGCAACAGATGTAACCAACCCTCCATTTTGAATAGAATAAGGGGTATAAAAAAACTCTATCGATTTTGTTGGGGTTGTCGTATTTATATAAAACGATGAAAGATTTTTTAAGCTGATGCCGTTTCTGTTATCTGTAGAAAGTATTTCATATTTGTTATTGCTTACAGGGATGTCTTGCTGGCTGGCTATATAATTAGAAGAATTTTTTGAGTAAATTTTTTGATTGTTATAAAAGCTTATTGATAAAAATTTTAAAGATGGCAGGTATACGCTATCGTCTGATGTTGTAAAATAAACCCTAATATATAAATTTCTTGTTTGACTAAAAGAGCTTAATGAATACTGAGGTATCGGTTGTCCATTAACGCAAGATTGATAGTTTTGACCATCGACACTTACTGAAACAGAAACTCCGTTATCCCCGTCCCATTCAATTCTTGAAGAGTTCATCTCTGGTCCGCTTGGAATTGTAATAAAATCCTCAATAACAATAGATTGTGAATCTCCGTTTCCCTTTACAACACCAATAAATTCTTTTTGAGAGTTATAATATAAATTATTATCGTTAATAAAATACTGCCATGATTTATTGGCTGGATAGGAATAGGAATACTTTGCTGAAATTGATTTATCTGTAAGTTCAAAAAAATTACCTTGATCTGGGTAAACTATTTGAGTAGGGCTTAAAGATTTATTTTCTAAATAATGAGATAAAATTTGATCTTTAGTTAAAGAACTTCTGTAAAAGGATACACAATTTAAAAGCATATAGTCTAAACTATTGTTTACTGGTCCCGACTTTATTAAAATAGATTCATTTAAAAAAGAAAAGTTAGACAGATCTTTTTCTGCTTCTATCTTTCCATCTATATACAGTATAATTTTATTTTTACTGTATACCCCGACTATATGTAAGGATTTTTTTAAAAAAGGAACGGTGTACTCTATAGATTCTGTTCCTATTGAAAATACTATGTTTCCTTTTTTGTAAAATATTCCTATATCATTAGAAGAGTCTCCTACAATTGGTATTTCTAAAGAAGAGGTAGTATTTACCCTAACCCAGCATTCTATAGAAAATTGATCATCGGAAAAATTTTTAGTTGCAATACCATCTATATCTATGTAGGTAATAGCGGCGGTACCAGAAAGTTTTGAAGAGTTTTCTGCACCAATAACTAGTGGTAAATTTGTGTTATCTACCGATCCGACTATTGATACCTGATTGTCGAATCCAGAAATATCATCTGTTCCGCTTGGCCAAAAAGCCAGCGGGTTGTCTGATAAAACTCTAAGATTATACGACATGATTAAATTGTACCATCAAGGACTTTTAATATCCGCCTACGTGAAAGACCTGGCCAGACAAACTGGAAGACTTCTCATCAAAAAGTAGCTCTACTAGATTTGCTATATCAGTTACTGTATATTGTTGAGGAACAATTTGACCTAGCAATAAAGTTTGAAAATAAACTTCTGGCATGAATTTTGTAAATCTAGTTCTTATCGGTCCTGGGGCGATACAGTTTGGCCTAACTTTACTGCCGCAAACCTGTTTAGCTAAAGACCTAGTATAAGTTTCCAATGCTGCTTTAGATGCTGAATACATAGATTCTGAGTTTAAGCTATGTGCTGCCAAGCTTGATATATTAATTATTGGTGTATGCTTATTTGGGTCCACAAGAGCAAGGAATTTAGATATAACATTGTAAGGACCTAAAATGTTAACATTCATCATTTGCTCTACTTGTGGAAAAATTTCTCCATAAGCAGGCGATGGCCAGTATGCTCCAGCACAATTTACAATTCCAGAAATAACAACATTCCTTGATTTTATAGTGTTAAATAAATCTTCTAGCTTTTCTTTATCAACAATGTCTGTTTGAATATACTCAAATGTATCGTTACTGTCGGAATTCCTAATGTGTCTTCCAACTCCAATAACCTCATGCCCTAAAGACACTAGTCTTTTAGCAACTTCGTTTCCTATTCCCCTGACTGCTCCAACTACTAAAACTGTCATTCTGTGCCATCCGAATAGTAGGCCTTAGACCTATTATGGTACCAGTTTGGAAGAGCGTATCTAATTCCAGAAGTTACTGCCGAGACCTCGTGTACATATATATAATTAGAAGGGAAAAACAATAAGCTTCCCGCTTCTGGCTTTAAGGTTACCCCTGCGTGTTCAAATTTAATATTTCCTCCTTCGTAATCGTCGTTTAAATAAAGTAATGCCGATAAAACTCTGCTGCTAATTCCGTGGTCTGAGTGTGCTGGCAAGAATCCTGACTCTTTATACTTTAAAAGATGCATTGTTTTTTCTCTTGATTTAATATTTTTTTGAGAGTATGGATAAATAGAAAAATAATCTTGTAATCCTTTTTCTAGTGCTCCAAATAATACATCTGATATTTCTTTTTGCTCGTTATAAAATAAATCATCTTTTGGAATATCTTCAGATTTTGGTATAAACTTTTGCCAGCAAAAAACAGTTTTTTCTTTTCCACCATGGTCGTAGTCCCATGGCTGCCACTCTCTAACATACAAGGACTCATACCCATTAGTCTCGCTTCTTTTTATTTCTAAGTCTTCAATTTTTTTAATTAAAGATGCTGGATCTGGTATTATATTTTTATAATAAGCCATTCCAAGTGAGAGAATTTCTCTATTCATTACAATACCTCAAAGTCTGGGTCAGCGAAATCTACTTTTGTAGATTGCATATAAAGTGCGGTAAATCTATTTCCTTTAGTTATTTCTTTTACTCCATGTAAGTATTCATATTTGTTTCCTGGAAAAAAAATAGCTGACAAGGACTTAGGCCTATGTTCAAAATTTTGTTTTGGGAAATAGATCTCTCCGCCTTCGTAGTCATCATTTAAATAAATGACGGTGCTATATTCTATAAAAGGCTCTTTTTCAATTGCATCTATGTGAGGATTTCCACTTTGTCCTGGCTGCCACCACGATCCAAAAGCCTTGGTAACAATTACTTTGTCTTTTAAATTAAAAAATTCTTTTTGAATGTGATTTGCTCTTACTGAATATTTTTTTAATATGTCCATCACCCTGTTGTTATATGGAAAAGCAGTGCCACCATTTCTGTCTTTATAGTATTCTGGGTATGGATTTATTTTAGACGGAGATTGCATTTCTTCTATTAGAGCAAACGCATCTTGTTCTGATATAAAGTCTTCTACAATTTTTATCATGCTATTCAATTTATTACTCCTTTAAAGTTTAAATATCTCTCTCCACCGACTTTGTCCGTCAAGGACCCAGAAGGGTCATACAAAACATCATCTGTAGAAAATGGTAGTCTTAATACTTCAAATCCAAACAACTGCTTAAGGCTTGAACTCCATTTGCTCACAAACTCATTATACCCGTGATATATAGAAAAAGGCAAATATTCAATTTTATCTAGCTCAACTGTTTCATTTTTAAAAAATTTTGTTGGAAGGGCAAAAATTTTTATTAAATTAAAATATATTGATAGGTGCTCTTTTTCTCCATGGTACTTTAAATAACCTGGCAATTTGTTATATAAAAAAGATTTAGACTTTGTAAAAATAAAATCTTTGTCTATATATTTTGTTAAAGTTTCTTGAAAAATAGGCTCTTTTTTATATGAAATAATAAACGGATTTTCTAAATATGGGACTATCTCATGGTTTCCAGACAGGACACATTCTCCTTCTAAGCTAAGAAATTCTATTTTTTTAATAAGATCCTCATCCCAATTTTTATTTAGACTTACCCCGTCTCCGATTAACAAAAAGTATTCTTTTTTAAAAAGCCTATACCCTTCTTGTTTATGCAAAATTGGGCTTTTAATGCTATCCCATTTTACATATTTATAATAAATTTTTACATTTGGATATTTAGATTTTAAGATTTTTTTTCTATCAATATTATTTTGATCAATTATATAAAAAAATAAATTGTTTAAACCACTGGAGTTTTCTATATTTTTTTCAACCAAATCAACTAAATCTTTGTTCTGAAAAGAATACAAAACTATGCCAATGTCTTTCATTCAAACAGATCCGTAAAAATACTATCTTCGCTCATTGGTCCATTTGGAACCACAATAACATCATAGGCTATCGTCATTCTTGGTTCATCCTCGTACCAGTTACCTCTACCGTGGGGGTTACCAGTTTCCGATAAAATAGCCCTGTTGTTTTTATTAACATTTTCAAAGATATCTTTATTGTTAATTTTATAATAAGTACTTGAAGGCTCTGCTTTTACGCAATAGAATCCATGTAGCTGCGGAAATCCTGATCCGTCCATGTGGTCGTGAAAAAACGAACTTTCTTTTCTTGGGTCTACAGACTGACGAAGATCCTCTATTTTTTTATCTAAATTAAACCAAGCATGAGTAATAAATTTTGACGAACTATCTTTATACTCATAGTACTCACAAGCTTCTTTTGTCATGTCGGCAATAGCCTCTTTTAACTTTTTTATTTCTGGGTTGTCGAATGTCCAAAGATTATACTTGTCACTATTTTTTGTAGCAATAGCATCCAGAATTCCTGGATCTTGAGCTAGGGCTTTGTCTAAACCTTCTCCCATTTCTTTGCTTGCCTGTTCAACTAATTCATTATTTTTTTCTAACAAAAAACTATAAAGATTTTCTAAATTGTTATCTAAAGTTCTTTCAAAAAATCTTTGATCTTTTTTTTCTTTCATAATAGCGGAATCCAATGTTGAGGACTTGCTTTTGCTTCAATAATAGAATTTAGTGGCATTATGTCGTAGGCAATTGTAATTCTAGGACCTTCCCAGTCCCAATTACCCATAGCATGCGGGTGACCCATTTCTGAAACAATCATCCTGTTGTCTATATTATGATTTTCAGTTTCTTTTTCAAAAACTTTATAATAAGTAATTGATGGTTCTGCTTTTACACAGTAGAATCCGTGGAAATATGGAGCATAGGGACCTCCGTGATCGTGCCAATCTAGTTTTCCAACTTCTGCATAATTTATATTAAACCATCCCTGAACCATATATTTTTGTTTATCAAAATCAATTTCATAATAAGAGCAAGCTTCTTTAATTACGCTGGACAGATGTTTATACAAATTATATATCCCTGGGTGATAGAATTGAAAAACATTATAGTCTCTCCATTTTATTGTAGATACGCTACCAGATTCTTTCCAGTAATCCGATTTGCCCACCTCGGTAATTCCTTTCATGCTTAAATTTTCAATTTTAGAATATTGATCTTGTAAAAACAAAGACAACTCTTTTAAGTCGTTGTCCAAAATTCTTTCAAAAAACTTGTGGGGTTTTCCACTAGGTTTATTTTTTCCAGACAATAGATACTCCATTTATTCCTCTTTCCTTGTGTAGGTTTTTCTTTTCCATACAAAGTCTTTATAGTATGAATATATTGATATTCTTCTTTTTTCTTCTTTAATCTTTTTTTGCACAATATCTTCTTTAGAATAATCTAATGACATTTCCCAGTTTTCTCTTTTGAATGGAAAAACTTGGAATATAGGAGTTCCTTTTTTAATAGTTCCCATAAAATTTCTTTTTAGAAAAAATGCTGTAAACACTGGTGCATTCCAATCGTCAGAGTCTATGATTCCAGAAAGAGTAGTAAAGGGTAGGTCGTGCCTATTGTGTGGGTGTGTAATTAAAATAGAATACCCTGGTGGAGTTTCGCAATGCCAAGGGATCTTCCATCCATAATGCATAGGGTGGTGTTCGTGTGGAACTGCAACCTCAACCATATTTCTTTTATCAACTAACATAAAACTATTTGTATTTTTAATAGAAGGAAACCCGCTTTTATCTAAAGTTACTTCAATATCATCTTCTAAGCAAAACATGTAACCTGCCGATAGGGAATCAAGAAATGGCATACACAATTTAGTAGAACCAGCACTACCATCAGTGCCTCTATCATTTACTGGAAACAACTTTGATAAATCATTAGATGTTTGAAACCTAGAAAGCTTTCTATACCATTCTGGCAATTTATTTATTGCAGGAGATGGTGGCGCATAGTCTTTTGGCTCAAAATTAAGATTAACCTCTGCTGGGGTAAATTTGATTATTAAATTGTTATTGCTCATTAATAATTTTTTGAATAACCTTTTCTGTAGCTTTTATAGAAATATAAAATAGTGGAGTATTTCTCTCTATTAACCTTATTTGTTTTTCATTAGATAAAAAACAAAAATCTATAAAAGTTGGTTCCTTTATTATATCATTATTATTGGTTTTTTCAAAGACTCCACGGCTCTCTATAACACAGATTACTGGGTCTTTTTGAATATTTTTTATGCTGTATTCTGCATAACAATCAATAATCCAGGGAACATATATTTTAAAAACTCTATCAGAGGCCTGCTTAAAATCATTTTGGTCTAACAATTCCTTAAAGCTTTCAATAGACAAAAACGATGGATAAAACTGCCTGACCATAGCTTTTTCGGATGCATAGAATATACTTGATATTTGTTTATTACTTGTGGGGTGTCCTTGCCATAAAATATCTGAGTAGTTCTTGTATATTAAATTAATTTCATTTTTAGAAACTACTTCTACTTCTGGCTTAATTCCAAAATTATCTACATATAGGTTTATTGGTTTTAATACATTGTCTTTATATTTTTTTAAAACTTGTTCCCAGGTTGCCCAATCATAAAAAACGTTACACTCTTTTAAAATATCTTTAAAGCTCATTGAAGACATTTCTAGCCAAGAGTTAGATTCAAAGGGTGCCCTTAATATGGGAAAACTTTTATTTATCGAAATATTTTTTTCGACCACATTTTTTTCCTATAACCATTTCTAAAAACTGATCTAACTGAAAGCTGTTGGGCTCTTATTTGTGTATCAGAATCTTTTTCTTTATTAAGAGAGCTTTCCCAGTCGTCTCTCTTAAAAGGAATAACTTGAACAATTGGAGTGCCTTGTTCAATTACTCCTTTAAATCCCTTTTCTACAAAAAAGGACAAGTAGCCGTCGGAAACATACTTATCGGTGTCTATTAGCCCTGGTATGGCTTGTAAGGGGCTCTTTGATCCGTGCATTGGGTTTACAAACAAGCAACTGTACCCAGCCTCTGTTCTGACAACCCACATTGGATGTATTCTTATAACCTGTTTGTGAAAATTATTAGGTATAGGATACTCCTGAATTTGTTCAGATAAATGGTGGGCTAATAAAAATTTCTGGAACTCTCTTGTATCGTTTGGAATATCAATTGTTAATGTGTCTCCAGTGGCATCTATGCTTAGATCCATGGGACAAAGCAAATAGTATCCAAAAGTCATAGAGTCAAAAACTGCTTGACATTTTTTTACTGTTAATAACATGTTACCACCGTGAACGGATGTATCGTCATTTAAATAGCTTTTTTGTTTTTTCCACCATTCTGGAAGCAATGAGGATACTGATTGAGGCTGTGGAAATATCTTCTCAAGACCTCTATATTTTGGAAGAAATTCAATTTTCATTAAGCTAACGGTATCCATTTCTGATAGTACTGTCTGTGTAAATTTTGTAGTGTAGCTACAGAAAAATACAAAAACATGCTGTCTTTATTTATTGTATCACAAAAATCTATTATATCTCCTTTATTAAACATAATCAAGGTACCCTCTAAGGTATCTACTTCTTTTTCATTAATTATCATTTTATTTCCATTACTTTTAATTACATATACCCCAGAAAAATTTAATCTTGTTCTGTCTGGGGTTGTAACCAGAAACTCACTAACAGATTGATCTAATATATTTCCTAATAAATAATAATAATTTTTTTCAAAATTTATGTTATTTATTTGACACTGTTCTTTGACAACTTTAGATATCTCTAGGTATAATTTATATATCTCTTTATGGTACATTCCAAAAAAGTTAAAAGTTCTATAATCAATCAAAGAAATTTTTTTTGTTTTAATTTTTGTTCTGACTCCCCATTTTGCAGATCCTATCTCTTCATACATGGAGTCAACCATATCTTTATATTGTTTATATAAGAATTCGTTTCTAATGTTTTCTAGTTTTGTTATCATAATTTTTATTTCTCTAAAATTTCATTTGGTGTTTTTTCGTAAGGTCTAAGAGAATGCCAAGTTGCTGGCAAAATGGGATCTTTAAAATGCTCTAGATCTTGCTCTAGAATAATTTCTTTCGATTCTCCCAAAACTATATTTTCATTTTTTTTATTTTTAGATCTTTTAAATTTTAATGCCAAAATTAATTTAGCTGATTGTTTTTGCATATTAGAAGCAGCTTTGCTTGCAGAAAGACCTTGCCTAACTCTAACATTATATTTTGCCCACCAAACAGTATATCCTAATATGGCTAATGAAATATTTATTTTTTTTCTTCTATAGTAAGGCTGACAATAAACTCTGTTTACTACAGCATCTTTACAATTTTTTTCTTTATTGTCTTGTATGTTTAAAATATCTATCCATGAAGTAGGATAATCATTATTTATAAAATTAGAAAATATTAATGTTCCAGATGGATTTTTATTATTAAGGTAAAGGCATTCAATTCCTCTGTTTCCATGTACGTCTTGCATTAATGTCCATTGAATCCAGGATCCTTTTATGTATTTAGGATATTTTCTAAATATTGGAAAGATAAAACCTTTTGTTGATTTTGCGCCAACAAATCCCATATTATAAATATGCTTAATTAAATTAAGCATTTTTATTTACTAAGCCTCTGGTGTAGGGTCGGTATCTCCTGCTGTAGTGTCTTTCCATTGCTGGTAAAGCACCTCTAGAGATTCAGAAACGCTTTGATTTGGCTCGGTAATTACGTTAGGAGATGTTATATCTAGTCTAACTGAGTCGTGGACCAAAGAATTGTCTGTGAAGAATACGTCATAAGGCTCTGTGTTAATAGTAATAACTAACTCTGGTCCTTCTGAAATTCTTAGCTCAATAATTGGTTGCCAATCGGCAAATGTTGGAGAGTAGATTAAATCGGTTTCTACAATTTCATTTGCTGAAATAAATCTTGCTACTCCGTCTCTTTTAGCTAATACCCAGTGAGTATTTGTATATTTATTTCCATTAATTACATAGGTAGTCATTGCAATATTTGCTGAAATAGATACCACTGTTGTTTCTATATCAGTATTAATTTGTGGTGCAGCAGATGACCAAGATTCAATAATTTCTTCTAGTCCTACGCCGTCCATTGGCAAATCATCAATTGCTGCTGAGTACAAAATATCTCCTGCAGAAACGTTGTGAGCTAACACAAGACCTTCAGGAACCTTTGAATGAATTAATGTATCTGCTCCAATTGATTTTCCTGGTGTGAAGCCGAAAGGTGTAAAGCCGAAAGGTGTAAAGCCGAACGGGGTGAAGCCGAACGGGGTGAAGCCGAACGGTGCAAAGCTAAATGGTGTTGTTGTAATGCTTCCTGAATAAGGAGAAAATTCTCCACTTCCATTTTCATTTCTAGCTCGTACTCTAAAGTTCCAAACAAAGTTATTGTCTTGGCTTGTAAAATCTGCGTAATTTGTTCCAACTGATACAGTCTTATTTGCGTCTCCGCCTCCACCATTATCTTCTACATAATAATCAATAATTCCTGATCCACCGTCTGCTGGTGTTGACCAAGAAGCCCGATTGTTTTGTGCTCCGTTGTTTGCTGCTGATGGTGTTCCAATTGTAGCAGGAACTGTTGTTGCAGTAATGCTATTAGACGCAGCAGATGCTGGCGAGTTTCCAACTGCATTTGTTGCTATAACTGTAAATGTGTATGCTGTACCTGATTGTAGACCAGTTACAGATAGGGGAGATGATGCTCCTGACGCAGTGTATGATCCTGGAGAGGATGTTACTGTGTAGGATGTGGCTGCAGGTGAGTCTGCTGGTAAAGAAAATGTTACATCAGCACGTCCATTATTGAATGCACGACCTGAACCTACGTTTGTTGCGCTTACTGACGTTGGTGCCTTTGGCTCCAAAAAGTCATTTGCTGACTGTGATATTTTACCTGCTTTTTTACCTCTTGCCATTTTTTTATCCCCTTTATATTCTAATTATTTTAAATTAAGCTTTAAGATCTCCATAAACGACCCAAGTATTTGCTGCTCTCTTAAAGATAGTAGCAGATGACCACTGGGTACGTAACTTTAATCCTGGTGTTGCGTTAACTGTAACAGTTCCGCTAACTCCTGCAATTGATACTTCTCCAGAACCTGTCTGAAGAATATCTAAAGAAGTTCCTATTGGATAATTTACTGTTGCATCCTCTGGAATTGAAATTACGGCAGCTGATGCTGAGTTTACTTCAATTAAATCGTCTCTTTCAGTAAGAGATGTCAGTGTGTATGATCCTGTTTTTTGTACAATTGGTGTGTATGAATCTACTTTACCAGCTAATGCTGTTGTAATTGATGTTGCGTAGTTTTCATCGTCTCCAAGTGCTGCTGCTAGTTCGTCAAGAGTATTTAGTGCTCCTGGTGCTGATGCAATTACTGCATTAACCTGTGATGTTGCGTCTGCAATTGCTGCTGCTTGTGCTGCAGCTATTGCTGTTGCCTGTGCTGTTGATACTGGCTTATTGGCATCTGATGTGTTATCAACATTTCCTAATCCAAGAGATGCGGCTGTTACTGCAGCAACCTCTGACTTAAGTGCAAGTAATGAAGTGTCTGAAATACCGTGTACGCTTGTTGTATCTGCGGTGTGGGTATCTAAATTTGTTGCTGCTGTGGTAGCGGCAGCTGTAATTGCTGCTGTTCTAGCAGATGCTTCTGATGCAATTGCTGCACCTCTGGCAGTTGCTTCTCCCGCAACTGCGTTAGTAGCATATTCTTGAGTTGCAAGTAATGCTGTGTTTCCAATTCCGTGTACGTTCGTAGTGTCATTGTTATGTGAAGTTATTTCAGTGCTGACAAATGTCATTGTTGCCAATGCTGCCATGTCTGCTACTCCGTGAACGTTTGTGCTAACCTGACCGTGTGTTGAAATTCCTGCGACTGTCTGTGTTTGAATATCGTCTACATATTTCTTAGTTGATGCATCATAATCGGCTGTTGGTGTTGCAAGACCTGTGATTTTGCTATTACCCATTGCAATAGCGCCAGTCATTGTTCCGCCAGAAAGTGCTAATTTAGTTGCAATGCTACTGTTAATTGTAGTTACAAAATTTGCGTCATCATTGATGGCTGCTGCTAACTCGTTAAGAGTATCTAGTACTCCAGGGGCTGCGTCAATTACATTTCCTAATTGATTAATTGGCACCTGTCCTTGTGCATCTAGTGATGCAACTCCGTTGGCAACGCCTCTATCGGCTACCTCAAGATAGTCACTAAGTGTATTTGATAAGTCTGAAGGAACAACGTTTGCATAAGCTAGGGCTGTCCAAGCAGTAGAACCTGTTCCAATTTTAGTTTTTCTAGTATCTGACTCTACGCCCATTTCTCCTGCGGCTAGAGTTGGATTTGCTGCAGTCCATTGTGCTGCAGTACCTCTGCGAATTTGAATTCTTACTGTTGACATTTTATTCCCCTTTTACTGCTTTAGTTATGATATATTATATCATTTTTTTTTGTTATGCTATTGAACCTGAATCAAAAACAAGTTGAAATGAAGAGGTAGAGGGATCTCCACCACTAGCTACACCAGTTGTGCCTGAATTATCTACTCCGTTGGCCTGAACTGTGTATATAGGTTCTCCATTATAATCGATTGCCAGACCAAGGTCCATAAATGAAATTTCTTCAGATAGATTTGGGATATCTGTTGCAAGTGCAACGTTAACCCAAGCATTATCTAATTGAATTTGTAATTTATTTGATGCTGTATCGAATCTTAAAGGGGTTGTTCCTAATATGACTGAAGACTGGAATGTGGCAGATCCTGCGACATTGAGTCCGTTCTTTATTCTAAAGTTTTTATCTGTTGTTGCCATTTAAGTTCACATATCCCCTAATTGTTTTTTGGGGAGATTTCAGGCTCTCCCCTGGCCCTTTATTTAATTATTTAATTAATGTTCCAACTACAACAACTTCAGTGTTATTGTTTGCTGGGGTTACACGAATTCTTACATCTGAGCCAGAATAATCTGCAGTTACTGCAGCTAACTCTGTCCCGTTTGAGTATGTAATTCCATATTCAGAAACTGCTACGTTGTTAGAAGTATCAAGTGTAACTACTAGGTCTGATACCTGAGTGTGGCTACCATTTTTTGCTTTAACTACAAGCTTAGCGCTTCTGTAATCTTCTGCTGCCCATGAGATAGCAGTTGTTGCTGCAGCGGTTACAATATTTCCAGTTGTTGCTGCAACTTGCTTGGCAACAGAGTTGTAATTAATTGATGTAAATGCTGTAGTTCCGTTTTGCTGTGCTGTATTAGCTGCTGCTGCGGTTGCTTCTGCTGCTGCTTGAGCGGCGTTAGCTTTAGTTGTAGCGTCTGCTGCTGCAGTTGCTTCTGCTGCTGCTTGAGCTGCGTTAGCTTTAGTTGTAGCGTCTGATGCTGCAGTTGATTCTGCTGCTGATTGAGCGGCATCTGCTTCTGCTTTAGCAAAAGCTGTTGTAGCTATTTGAGTAGTATTTGTATCTGCTGCTGCGGTTGGCGCAGTAGGTGTTCCAGTCAACGCTGGTGATGCTAGAGGAGCTTTTGTTCCTAGAGCTGTTGTAATAGTTGTTGTGTAATTAGCGTCATCATTAATTGCTGCTGCAAGTTCATTTAATGTATTAAGAAGGTCTGGTGCGCCGTCTACTAATGTACTTACTGCTCCTGAAATTGCTGTATTACGATTTGAAACCTCTGCTGATATTGCAGATGAAAGAGCTGCTGCTGCAGTTGCTTCTGCTGCTGCTTGAGCGGCGTTAGCCTTAGTTGTTGCATCTGAGGCTGCTGCAGTGGTTGCTGCAGATTGTGCTGCGTTAGCCTTTGTAGTTGCATCTGCTGCTGCTGCAGAAATTGCTGCTGATTGAGCAGATGAAGCTGATCCATAAGCATCAAATACGTTAGCCTTTACTGTAAGATTTCCTGCACCATCTACTGCAAATGTTCCTGCGTCTACGGATTTTACAAGAGTGGCTCCTCCAACAAGGTTAAGGATATAGGCATCTCCGCCTGTTTCTGTAAGTATATTTTGGCCATTGATTGTACCTGTTGCGCCTTCAACTACAAGACCTGATTTGATTCTAAAGTTTTTTACTACTGTTGCCATTTTTTATCCCCTTTTACTGCTTATATTTTTATTGCTGTTCTAATATATCTTGCAGTAACTGCTGTACTCGTTGGAGTTACGCATAGCCCTATTATACCTGAATTTTCTTCAAATGTAACATTTGCAAGAGAAATATTTGTGTTAGAAATAATGTTTGACTGCGAGATGTTTATGTCAGTTCCATCATTAAGAACTACAATGTCTGATGTTTCATAAAGACTTCCTCTGGAAAGCTGTAACTGATAGTTTACTGTCCTGAAAGCTGTTTTTGAAAATGTATCTAATGTTGTTTTGTTTTCTATATCACTTACAGTTAAATCGTTGTTTCCTTCAAGGCCTAAAAGAGTAACTGTTTCGTTAGTGGTATTGGACAAGCTTGAAAGCGTTGTCTGTACCGCTGCTACTTTGTACTGAATTGAGTTTACGTCTGTTGAGCCATTTATACCAATTTTTGCTTCAATTGCTTCAATAGCATCATTGGCATTTATGTGTTGATCTGCGTGTGAAGGACTTGCTAAACTGCTCGTGCTTGTCGGGTTTGTTAAAGTGTCTAAGCTTGTTGGGAAACTAGTTGCCAATTGTGCCACCATCCATTGTTACTGCATTATTTATTATGTTTAGCTGCGAGTCTGGGACTCCGCCGTCATACCCAATTATAACAGGGTTTTGTTCTTCAATTATTGAATTTTCATTTATTGTTTCAAAATCTAATTCGTTTATGTCTACTGTATGTACGTTACCATCATAGTCATGTGTGTGTGGCAAAAAAGACAGATCTCTTGTTAAAGAAACCCACCCATTTCCATCATGTATCTTTAAGGCTCTGTCAGTTAAATTAAAAAACAAGTCTCCCATGCTTCCCTGTGGGTCGGAAGCAAGAGAAACTATGTTTAATAAAGATTTAACCTTTTTAGACATTTTAGCCTACTACGACAACTCTATATTGGCTAGCCGTAGGTGCTACAGCAAATCCTATTGAAACTATATCTAAAGTTGAGTGTGTTGTATCTACAATAACTTCTTCTTTACTTGATATGTCATAAACAGTAACTGCTATGTCTCTTGTATTTAAGAAATGAGATACTTGAAAAACAGTTGATAATCCATCTCCAATTGTTTCTGAGTATTTTCTTGCAATTGCATGGTAAGGTGATCCAGTGCTACCAAGTTTCCATTGATCTGCGGTTTCGTCCCAAAGAATTTCTGCGTCTGGGGCACTTCCTCTTTCTACAACGATTCCAGCATCTACAGTTGGTGCTCCTGTTGCATTACTGTTAAGTTTTACCTTGTTATCTTCAATATTAATCTGTGTTGTGTTTACAGAATTAACAGTTCCAATAACATTTAGGTTTCCGCCAACTTGCAGATTTCCAGTAATCTCTACGTTGTCTGGCAATCCAATTGTTACTGCGGATGTGTGTCCACTATTTGGGGAAACAGTAACTTCGTTTGCTGTTCCAACGATAGTTGCTACATAATCTCCTGTTGTTTGAGTATCTAGCGGGATGACTAAATTGGTATCGCTTGCTGCTGTTATTCTTCCTTGCTGATCAACAGTAAATGTTGGTACCTTGGTAATTGAACCGTATGTACCAGCTGTAACAGCGGTATTATCTAGGTCTATTGTTGTAGTTCCAGATGAATCGTCGTATGTAGCAGTTAGTGATTGGCCTCCAACTACATATTGACCAATTGCGTCTTGAATTACTTCTAATGAGCCAGAAGTTGAGATCCAGTTTGTTCCATCAAAAAAGTATAAAATATTATTTGATGTATTAAAATAAATCTGTCCTGATACTGGTGACGATGGTGCGCTTGCTAAATTTTGAACTCTAGCATTTAAAAGTTCATTTTTATTTAGATCAAGATTTACTACAAATTGTCTTGCCATTTTGTTTCTCCTTTATGACAGATATGCTGTCCCTGAAAATGGTTGAGCCATTCTCAGCGTTATTTTATTTAAACTGTTGTAATCTACTTCAGTTTCTAAGATATCTCCTGAACTAGCTTTTACTGTTACGTTTGGGCTAAATCCAAGATTGTGTGTTATTTCTATAGAATACACTCCTGCTGATAAAACAAGATTTTGTAAAGACCAAGAGCTAGAAAAAGCAAATTCTCCTGGAGTCTGAACTAATGTTATCTGTTGAGCATTGCTCCAAGACAAATCATTAAGTTTTGGTCCATAGAATTTTGTTGTAACAATATCATAATAGAAATCTCCAGTCATACCCAAATTGTTTGAAGGTGCTCCAGAGCCATTTAATATTGTTCTTCCAGCAGGTCCTTGTGGTCCTGGGGAATTAACAACTACTTGATTTTTTACTCCTGATATAAATACTTGCTCTGCCATCAGATGGTTACCGATCTGCTAAGAGATATAAAGCCTTCAAGTAGTTTTATTTTATTTGAATTGCTATCTGTAACCATTATGTCATATGATGACTTTGGATAAAATAACTTACTTGTTTGTGTTGGTGTCATCTTAATTGTTAGTTTACCGTTAGTGGGGTCTATTACAATTCCGCCAGATGGCGATGTTAGGGTAAAAGCTAATTTAGTTCCGCCTTTTAAATCACGGACTTGCATTTTTGCAGAAGCGCCAGTTAGATCTATGGGATTTCCATCTTGATCTTGATAAATTGCTTCAAACGTGTGGGTTGTGTTTTGATCCACTTCCCAATTTTTTTGTCCTGCCATTTGCTAGTACTCCTAAATAGGAAAACTCCTATGCCAATTTTAGCACAGGAGCTATCCTAATCGAGTAAGATTTATTTCTTGGTAAATCCAAAAGCTAGTTCATTTGGATTTAAGGCTTTCAAAATAACGGGTGCACAAGCTGCGATTCCGCCCATCAAAAGGTCTTTAGGGTTTGTGTTCCCTGTCATGTACAAGGCAATTGCCGCACCTAAAAAGTGGCGACCATAACTTGCTAGTGCTGCTAGAATTTTTTCTTGCATTTCTAATAGTCCATTCTGTTTAAGATCTTTTTTCATTTAGATCCTCCTATTTCTGAGCATTGCGCCCAGGAATTTTGGGTTTTACCCCAATTACATTATACTACCATAAATAAATATTGACAAACCTACCTAGTGCCCAGTCAGGGATCTCCATACATCTACTGTAATTTCATTTGCAATATAGAGAGCGGTTAAATTTAAAAAGATCTGAATGATAGGCCCAGAGTAAGACTTTTGTTTAGTATTCGGCAAAATGTTTCTTTTTACTGGGCGAATCATTAACTTCATGATGGGAACTTAATCTCCCCGTTATCTGCAAACACTAGTCCAAGGTGATCTCCTGGCTTTAGGTAAGTTTCATTTATTCCTTTTTGAGCCCATCCCCATTCATTTTTAGGAAAAGGAATTTCTTGTTTCTTTTTTACAAGAACTGCCCAGTATGCTTCTGCTGGAGGCATAGATTCACAACTTTCAACAGACTTATCTGGAAAACCATTTACTCTACAAACTACTGCATCTCCATACTTTCTTGTGCCTTCTATTTTATATCCAGCTTTTAATAAAACATCTAATGCGTTTGCTTGAAAATCTGAATTAACACAATGTGTTGCATCCACGGCGTCTCCTGGATAGTCTACAAAAACATTAATACATTCCTTGTTTTCTTTTTGAATAATTGAATACCCTGCAAAAACTAAACCGCAGGCTACTAGAATAGATAAAACTTTTTTCATACTACTCCTTTGTTAAGTTGTTTATTTTACAATATTTATGAAGAAATGTCTACTAGTTCGCAATTGCCATCTGAACTACAGGCAAGGGTGGCATTTGTAGATGTTCCGTCTTCTGTTTCGTAAAAATATAAGTCCGCCCATCTAATTTCTTTAGGCATTTTTGAAACTAGTTCTTCATATTCTAATTTAGAAACTTCTTGGTATGGAGCCTGCTTGTATGAGTGATCGGACATAGGCAAGAATGATATTCCAGAGACTTCATCAAAGTTTTTATATACCCAAGCTCCTACTTCCATCCATTCATCTTCTTTTACTGAAACTGTGATAGATGGCTTATGCTCACACCATGCACGTTGGTAAACTAACCAAATATTTAAGTGTTCAATTGCCGTCAAATCTTTTCTAACCACAGCCCCATCTGGAGCTTTTATTGGAAACGAAAATACATAGGTGTCGTTTGGCTTCATAACGTCATCCTCTACTGGAATTCCAACTTCTTTTAAAAATGTAGATATTGGATCTCCTTTTGAGCCACGAACTGTTCTAATGTAATACGGAGAATGCCAAGCATGCATTCCTGAAGATACTCCAACTAGTTGAGACACTGTTCCAGAGGGCTTTACGCATGTAATAGCAGCAGACTCTGGAATTCCAAGATTTCCTGCCTCTTTTTTATTTGTCTCTCTAGCTTTCTCTCTAAGAGTCATTAAGAATGCTTCTAAAGACACTAAGTCTTCTTTTCCAGACATAAACTGATGACCAAATTGTCCAGTCAGAGATACCCCTAGTAATCTTTCCTCTTCTGTGTTATCTTTCCAAATTTTACGAAGGTACTTAAAATTAGTAAGAGTAGACTGCCATGTTCCAAGAATTGTTGCTAGTTCTACTTTACGCTCAATATCTTTTTTTGTATCTTTTTCACGTAGTACGACTTCTGAAAGATTACAAAACTGATAAGGACGTAAAATAATTTCTGAACAAGGGTTAGTTCCGTAGTGTATATCTGGATCTCTTCTTCCATACTTGGCTGCCTGGGCTTGAGCTGCGGCCACATTGTATATACCTCGTTCTCCTGATTTTGAATCATATAAGGATTTCCATTCTGCAATAAATTGTTCCATCTCTGGTTTACGAGAATACGCAACAGAGTTATTTGAAAGAGCACGTTGTCCATTATGCTCCCACCAATTACCAGTTTTTGCTTGTGCCATTTCAATATCATTAATATTAGAAAGAGAAATTAATGCAGACCTTCTAACTCCACCAACTACTACAATTTCTCCAATCTTACACATAATGTCATGTGCCTCAATTGGTTTAAATGATCTACCTGCTGCAGATTTAAATTTTGCAATTGTAAAATCAAACAAGTTAACTAATGGCTGTGGTCCTGATGACCTACCACCCATAGTCTTAAGTCTTGCGCCAGCGGGACGAAGTTTGCTTACATCAATTGAAGGAACTTGACCAGACCAAAGAAGTGCAAGCAATTCACGAAACGCTTTTGCCCAACCAGACTTAGAATCTTCAACAATAATTACTGTTGTAGACTTTTCAAAAGATTCTGGAATCGCTGGAAGCTTATTAATGTATTTATACTCAACGGAAAATCCTACTCCCGTTCCACACATAAGTATATACATTGTTTCGTCAAATGATCGTGGAGAATCTACTGGTATAAAAGAACAATTGTATCCTGCAACATGATCTCTATCTAAAGCAGGTCCTGCTGTCATTACAGATCTCATTGATGGCATTACGTCACGATTGTAAACAGATTCTTTTAATTCTTTTAATAAATTTGGTTCTGGGACGTAGCCATTGTTGTCTTTAAGATACTTTATCATGTAGTCAAAATATCTATCTACTGTTTCTGCCCATGTCTCACGACGGTTTTCTTCTGAGATCCATCTTGCATAACGAGACAATGCAATAAAATTTTCATATGGGTTTTCAATAATTTTTGACATATATACCTTTTTCTTCGCTTAGCGTTTGATTATTTTTGGATGAGGTCTAAGTGTATCAAACTTTATTTATAAAAAGAAGTGTTTATAAGTTTTTTAAAAAATTATTATTACTCAACCAAAACAATGTTTAATAACTTAAATAGTTATATATAAACGCTAAATCATTACTTTACACAAAAAAATACTAGTTGACTAGATTGACTTATTCTTGTTTCTAATGGTATTATTATAGTTCGTTATCTCTAAAGGAGGAATGCCAATGGAGAAAATTAAAGAACGTTTGAGTGATGTAGTCCATAACTGGATGGCAATAGGAGTAGTAGTACTATTTTTATTTTCCGTCCAACCAGGGCCTACGGCTTCTCAAGCTTTAACTGTAGAAATACAAAAAACTGAAAAACAACTAAAAAGAGAAATACTAGATAAGTTCAGCAATGAAACTTATAAGCACTCTCAAATGCTTGCCCCAGAAGATTTAAAAGATTTGCTGTGGGCTGTTGGATTTGAAGGAGCTGGTTTAAAAACAGCTTGGTCTGTTGCAAGGGTAGAATCAAACGGAAGACCGCTTGCTCTAAACGACAACAAATCGACTGGAGATAAATCTTACGGAATTTTTCAAATCAATATGCTAGGGAAACTTGGCGTAGACAGATTAGAAAAATTTAATTTAGTTTCAAATAAGGAATTATTTGATCCAGTAACAAACGCAGAGATAACGTATTTTATGACTAAGGGCGGTAAAGATTGGTCATCATGGTCTGCTTCGACAGGCAAAGCCCAGGATATTGTAAAAGATTTCCCTAAACAATAAGGAGCCATATTGAAAAAGATACAAATCGTATCTAAATATATAGCCCTATCGGAAGAAGGCCTTGTTCCTAGACTTGAATGTCCTATGGATCAAGGCTTTCTTATGCCTAATGTAGATTTAAATGATAGAATATATTTATACTGCCTTTCTTGCAGTTACAAAACAACAATTGGGAGTAACCGTTATGAGTCTATTGAAAAACTTGTTAAATCAAGAAGTTCCGACTGACGGTGGTCAAATAAAAGAAACAGACTCTATGGGTCGAGAAATATTTTGGCTAGACATAGGTAGACCTAATGAATGAAGAAAAAGAGCCTTCTCAAAACTTAGAAGATAACCTTCCAATGGTTAATTATATTATGTTGCACAGGATATACGACCTGTTAGTGCTAATATCAAAATCAGTTGCTGAGCCAGAAGAAGTTCAAAAAATGATTGATTATCACGAAAAAGGTTTTTTGCTTGGACCCGTTCCTTCTTTTACTTCTGTAGATAGCAATGAAGATGTCTAAAAAAAATCCAATCAATATACCGCCATTTTTTTATTTTCCAAAAAATATGTTTTATTTAAAGCCAATGACTTTAAAAACTTTAAAGAAAAGAAATTTATTAGAAAAAATACCAAAAATAATTAAATTAAAAGCTAATTACCATATCAATCAAGGGAATAGAGCAAAAAATTTATTAAAAATATTAAAAGATCATGGTGAAGTTGTTTCTTTCTTTGTGAATAAAGAAATTTACATTACGGCCTTCTCTCCAGAAGCTGCGTATCAGGTATCTGTCGCTCAAAAAGATAATTTTTCAAAAGGTAGAGGTTGGAATAGAATTAGAAAATTTGGGGGAGAGGGAATGCTAACTCTAGAAGAGCCTACCCATTCTCAAAGAAGAAACATTGCCCAGCCCAGTTTAAATTATAAAAAAATACAAAAAAACTATTTTGACATTATGTGTGATAAATCTGAAAACAAAATGATTGATTGGCAAAAAAATAAAAAAATAGAAGTGCATACTGAAATGGTGCATTTAACTCTTGAAATAGTTTGCCAATCTTTGTTTGGCATTGATTTTAAAGAAAAAACTTCTTTTGTTAAAAAACATATGGATATCTGTGTAACAAATGGCGAAAGAACTGTGTCTCCTTTGTTGCATAGATTTGATCACACCAATTTACCGATATTTAAACAATTTAGAGAATCTTCTATAGAACTATATAATTTTGTTCAAAAAACTATTGATGAAAGAATTAAAAACCCTATAGAGTCAGACGATCTATTAAATGTTTTTATAAAATCATATCAAGATCCAGAAAGCAATTTATCTTTATCTGACATAAATAATGAAATACTAACAATGCTTTTGGCTGGTTTTGAAACTACTGCAAACGCTTTGTCTTTTGCAATATGTAACATAAATGATAATCCCAAATATCTTGATCTTCTTAAAGAAGAGGCCAAAGAAATACTTTCAAAAAGAAATGATGATAATTTTATAGAATTAGTCTCTAACGCAAAAATTTGCTCATCTATAATTAAAGAAACTTTACGAATTCATCCTCCACTTTGGATACAGCCAAGATCTTGCAAAAAAGATTCTATAATTGACGGTCATTTTTTCCCACAAGGAGCTAATGTGGTTTTAAGTTCTTACCCTATTCATAATAACCCCAATATATATAAAAACCCAGAAAAGTTTATGCCAGAAAGGTGGACTAAAGATTTTGAAGCTAATCTCCCAAGAGGATCATACTTTCCATTTGGAATGGGGTCTAGGAAATGCATAGGAGATATGTTTGCCATGTTAGAGATGAAAGTAATTTTATTAAATATATTTGCAAACTTTGATTTAAAGACAAAGAAAAAAAATCCAGGTGGTCAGTCACATGTTTCATATAGACCCTCAAAGAAAATAAAAGCTACAATTAAACCTATTGACTTATAAATTAAAATATTTTACTATTGCATAGATGCAAACTTATGGTTTGCAGTTGCGTTCTTTTAGAATGCATTAGACCCAGACGGACCCGCCTCTGTCTGGGTTTATATTTTAATAAGGTGTATAATTAATTCATGAGCCCAAGATATTTTTCTAAATTTACTAACAGCCCCTCTGCTGAAAGCGGTTGGTATCATTTTACTGGTGCAAATTTCAAGCCAGGGGACGTTGAATACAACATGTATCTAAAATTTAAATTATTCAAGTATAAATTTAAAAAATTATTTAGAAAATAACTTTACCTAAACCTTCAGATTAGCCATTTTAGGCCTCTGAGAGTCATTTTAAGACAATTTCACACATATTTGGTCTAGGAGTGCCATTAAGAGGATTTAGACGCCTTAAAATCATTTTCAAATTGTTTACACATACGAGTAATTTCATCATACATTTCTGTAATTTCTAAAAAATTTTCTTTTTCTAAGTTTTCTTTAATTGTAAAAAACAATTTAGCCTTATTATAAATTTTAGGCTTTTCTTCTGGTACGGCATTAGTGTACCCTGGATGAGATAATGGGTGAACTCGTATTTCTTTTCTTGCTTTTTCTAAAAATTTATCACAATCTTCATTAGAAAGAGAAAGATCTTTTCCTAACAGTGCTTTTGTGAAAAAATTAATATCTGACGTAACCTGGTCGAAAGTAAAGACATTAAGATTTTTAAAATTATCTAGTGTCGCTTTGGCATACCCTTTATATATCTGTATCTGGGCATATATGTGTTCGTCCATATTAAAGTCAGGGATTTCTGCTGCAATAACAACCCCGTTAGATACAGTATCTCCAGCTCCCCCATACGTTTTAGTAATTACTGAAGATATCACATCTTTAGGGTTTCTTACAACAGTAACCTGTTTTATTGTGTCATAAATTCCATACAATGACATGATGTTGTTAGATCTTGATACAAAGTTATTGTCAAAAGACGGGATAGGGCTAGTGTTAATTGTATTTATATTAGAATCTAGAGGATTTCCTCCTCTACGGTTAATACTTTTTGCTAATAGGTATTGTGACCAAGTAGATCCACTTCTAGGCATAGAGTTAATTATTATTTGATTGTATTTATACATTATATCTCTTATATTCTCGGTCTAGTGAATCGTCGAAAAAGAGAGTGAATTTGGATATTTCATGTTCTCCTAATTTCTTGCCACTTAGATCTATTCCTTTTCGATAAAGTCCAGTTCCTTTACCAAGCTCTGTCTGACTATCTACATATGCATGTTGATCTTCAGGTGGAAAATCTTCCAACATTCTTTCATTATATTTAACGGTAATTTTACTATTATTAAGTGCGGCGGCGGAAAAGGGCATAAATGCTGCTATTTGTGTATATGCAGGTATAGTTATTTTCTTATTAGGTTCGGTTAACCTCAAAGTAATTTCCCATGCACCTTTAAAAAAGGAGGTGGAAAGAAGTGTTGTATATACCTGAAATCCTTCATAGAACTTATTAGGAATAGGATAGGCCAACATGCTAGTATTCTTATCTGTTTTAAATCTAAGTCCTGTAGATATAGCTAATGTGGCCCAACCTCTATGTTTATGTATCCAAGTATGTCCAGAATGTACTGTAATTCCATGATTTTCTTCTGAGTCATATGTCCCATCCCAGGTAAATGAGATATCTTCTGGAAAGGATATGCCATATCCCATCTGGTTAGCCAAAGTCATAGGCATACATCTGTATACTGCATCAAATGGAAGATTATCCATCCAATCTCTCTGTACTGGAAGAGGAGAAATTATTCCAGATCCCCCGCCTTTTAATTTATAAACTTCAACCTCGTACATTTAAACCAATATGAAGGATAGGAATATGTAAGCAAATCCAAAGATAAGCATACTTGCAACTAGCTTCTTATAAATAGTATCCATCCCATCATTATACAATATTAGACTATATATAGCTATATAATCCTAGTCAACTAGAATATATATACCAACATTACAAGCAAAAAGATTACTCCTATGGTTATATAATCTGCTTTGCCATTATTCATTAATTTCAGTTACCTTAAAATTGTCCCAAACAACAAATGAAGTTATAGGTCTTACTTTTTTATCTTTACTAGGCTGATGATGATTCCAATAACATAAATCTTGCTTATTAGCAGTTTCTATAGCTTCCTCTTTACTATTAGCCATAACTTCAATTTCATAAGATTCTTCCGTTTTGCATAAAACTTTATAGGACTTGCTTCCTTCTCCAAATTTCTGTCCTGGATCTACTAAAAACGTATATTCAAAAAATTCTCCCTTTAAAACTTCACATTTAAGATTTTCATGAAAAAGAATAGATCCACCTTTACATACTGACGTGACTTTATCACCAGTCTGTTCTGGAAATACCACGCTAAAATCATCTTCTCTAGCTACTAAAGCTTTTATATAAAAAGGATCTTTATTTTCATAACGATACATGTATTTGCTTATTACTGTTTGTTGCATTTTCATCATGATTTCATGATTATCTTTTAATTCTAAGCCATCGAAAGTATTAATATTTGTTACTATGCACTCTTCCATATATATCTTTCTATGTTTTATGTTTTCTGGGTATTTTCCAGAATTGGAGCATAGGAACCCCTACACCCCTTAAAAATTAAAGAGTATCCCCGAAACTGGCACTAGGTTGTAAACCCGCAATTAATCGGTTCCTGCTTTGCTTAATGACTTTTCCGTCATTGTATGCACCTGAAGTTTAACCCCTTGATATTATCTCCGAAAACTGTTCAAGGTTATCATGATAGCATTTAAAATATTTCTAGGTCAAGGATATTTATTATTTATTTTTAGGAATTAAAGTCTGAGGTCCTTCTGTACCGAATAAAGACTTTTTAATAGGAACACAATTAGGTACCTGTCGACCATTTTTATCTTTCATGCCTACCTGCTTATATCCGCTCCAACAAGCCTTTTGCATATTGTCCCATTTGTCTTCGTCTTCGTTATCTGATAGGTAATCCATTGTATTGTCCATAATCAAATTATAGCATTATTGATTTTAGGATCTTAGCTATATAATCTTAGTCGACTAGTATTTTAGATTTTATAAAATGTTAATATATTTTTAATTTGTATGATACACCCCTGCGAGATGTCCGATATGCCCCATTAGTGCGACCATATGTGATGTATATCATATAGTTTTAGCAAAGTATTTTTAGAATTGTCCGACATGTCCGAATTGCGACTTGATAAATGTCGGTGCCCTCGTGTAGAGTTATTACTATAACAAACGAAAGGAAATACAATGAACGATTACTATGATGATATATATCTAGAGATATATGAGGAGTTCGGTGCCTCTGCTGTATCCGACCCCGACTATGCCGAGCAATTGGCTAAGGATAAGGGTGTGAGGTAACTCACACTCTACACCTAGCGTGTCGGCTTGATAATGTCGCACACTAATGATAGATTTACCCTAATGAAAAACCTAACGAAAGAAGGACAGAAAATGACTATCACTTATACACTATGGCAAGGCTCTCAACTACTAGCCGTAAATCAAAAGGCTAGTAAGCCCGAAGAAATCTTAGCGGTAATCGCTGAGTTAAATAAACTTGGTAAGGGTTTTACTTACAACATTAGAGAAGTAGAGGTAAATAAATAATGATGACTAAATGGGATACAATTCAGGCAGATGTAGCGGACGCTTATGTCTATCTTGATGAAGAAGAAGCGTTAGATAAGATTAACGCTGAGGCGATTAGCGATAGCGATATCGTTAGCCTTGATGAAATAATCGAGAAAGAATTAACATTAGACTGGGAGGCATACGAATAATGAACTTAGAATTGTTATTAGATAGCGAATACTTTTCTTTATACATTAACGGGCTTTGGCCTAATGGTGTCGGTATAGATATACCTACATGGCTACTAGTTGGCTCTATTGGTTTTATTTATTCTATCGTATTACTTAAGAGGGATAAATGAAATCGCAATTAGAAAAGGACTTAGATATAAAAGATAGTTTCGATCAGATGTTAGATGATAGTTATCCCGATGTAAAAATCGGGTACTCAACATTTACCGCCTCCGAAATACTTTTTAATTGCGACCCTATCGCCTACCAAATAGGATTAGTAGAGCATGAGGACTACATGCGTGAGGAAGGTCACATAGACTAGACGGCGTGTCGGCTTGACAAAAGCGGAAGCGCCCACAAAAGCTGTGGGGGCATTTTGTGATTTAAGACACACTATAAAAAAACCCTGAATTCTGCGGCGTGTCGATTTGACAGACAATTCGGACATTTCGGTGTGATTAACAACACACGACTTGAGCGTCTCAAAATGTGGAATTACTGGAAAGTAACATGAAATTGTCGGTGGCTTCCGCTATAATTGCGGTATAACGAAAGGAAGTGGCTAACAATGGCTAACTTATACACAATACAAGATTTACTAATTGGCAAATCTTATCGCTCTAATTCTTTGCGTGGTGAAATTATCTCCGCAGATAAATCAGATATCTGGTACGAAAATGCCGAAAGTTATTTGGTTCAAATTAAATCTGATACTGGTAAATATACTTACCGAACAATAGCGGTTAAGGTAGGTGAATAATAATGGGATACATAGAAGTTTTCACAATGAATTCTGAGGGTGCGGGGTGGCTTGACCTCTCCGATATTCCCGCCGAAACTTTATTAGAATTGGAAATCGGATTATTTCAGGAAGGTGCGCTCTAGGGCGTGTCTATCCCGAAATTGTCGGTGGCTTAGGCTATAATTACAATTAACAAACTACGAAAGGAAAACTATAAATGGGAAATATATCAGAAATAGTCGGGGTCGCTTGTGATGAGTGTGGCGGTGCTGGCTTCATATTCTTTGGTGATGAAAAGAATTATGATGTGGAAAGTTGCGATTGCGTTAAAGAAACATGGGGTATCTAATGTATAGACTAGATACTTACTATGACGGCAATTTAGAATATACATTTCAATTCGCTGATGCTTTACAAGCATTTGAGGCTTTCGCAAAATGTTATGATGTTGGGTTTGCTAAAGAATTCGCAACATATAATTTATCTATGCCAACGGGCAAAATGTATACTAAAAACTTTAATAGAATTGGTTTGGTATCCGCAAAATGATGACTAGAAAAGATTATATTGCTACTGCTGAAATATTAAAATATATTAGCGACAAAACGCACCCCGCTGTTTTTTCTAAAACTGTTCACGATTTCGCAGAAATGTTTGCGAAAGATAACGAACGATTTGATGTAACACGATTTCATAAGGCAAGCGGTTATCGTGTTCCGAATTTTAATTCTAAATAAAATAAAACGAATATAATTTCGGGCGTGTCGCAGCTTACAACGCGGTCGGGCGTGTCGCGCCCACAAGGGTGCGGGGTCGGGCGTGTCGTTAAGAGTGTGATTAAAAACACCCTGAAAGCTGGGGTGTTTTGTAATAAATGTCAGTGGCCTATGATATTATTCTCTTAATAACGAAAGGTCAACTCATGAAATTAAAAAGATCTAATGATCGCAAAGTCGCTAACCTTGTTACAAAGAATGGCAAGCAAGCAGCAATTGCTAATACTTTTGGATTACCCGCTGGCAAAGATTTTTCATGCCCTGGCGCAACTTCTATTTGTGAGACTGTTTGCTATGCGGGAAAATTAGAAAAACTTTATAAGGCTGTTAAGGCTAATCTGCTGCACAATTGGGAATTGTTACGCAATGCGGATAATGACACAATGGTACGTTTATTGGATGAGATGATCATAGAATTTATTGCTGATTGTGATAAGAAGAATGCGCCTAAGTTATTCCGTATTCACTGGGACGGAGATTTCTTTAATGATACCTATACCTATGCCTGGAAGACTGTTATTGAAAAACATTCCGATATTCAATTTTGGGTATACACACGTGTGAAGGACGCAGCGCTTATTTTAAAAGATATATCTAATCTATCTTTATATTATTCTACGGATGATGAGAATAAAGAGATCGGCCATGAACTAAAAGTAAATGAAGGAATTCGCCTTGCTTATCTAGGAAAAACTTTCGCCGTTACTGAAAGTACAATGAAAGAATTAACGGGTAAGCCTGGCGCTAAGTGTCCTGAGAATATGAAATCTATTCCGCTTATCTCAAGCGCAGGTAGTGCATGTGTATCATGTGGCTTATGTGTTTATGGTAAAGCAGATATAAGATTTAGCGCTAGTAAAAAATAAAGAAAAAAGGTATAATATACTATGGAATTAATTGGAGCGCTAATTGGATTCTTTTTTGTTTCGTTTTTAATTCTTCCGCCTTTAATTTTTTTATTTGTTTTATTATATACAAAACCTGATATAGATAACAACGGGCTTAGCGGGGAACAATAGCGCCGAAGCTGCGCCCACAAGGGTACGGGGTCGGGCGTGTCGTTACGGGTGTGATGTAAAACACCCCGAAATCCTACAGATATGTAAAGAATTGTCGGTGTATTGTGGTAAAATACTCTTATCCAACAACGAAAGGCTCTAATGAAAACAGTAGAACACTCTCTTAGATTTATTACAGAGTTAGATGAAACTAATCCAACCGCACAACGATTACTAGCATTAGATAAAAATATGCAGGCAGAATTATTAGAAGGTATGCTACACAATTTACTTGTTCCCGATATTATGCCACTTATAGATAATCTAAACGCAGGCAACTCTTATGCAACACTAAAGGTTGTGAAATAATGTTAGCAACTGCCATCGGAATACTTGACGCAACCAAAGATAGTATTTTTGACGATGAAATTATGGGATTAGCAGGCGAACTCCATGAACGCAGAAATGAACTATCAGATGAAACTTTTGCTAAGTATTTATTTATGTATTCCACAGCCCTATCTAGCAAAGTAGCCGACCTAGTAACTAAAGTCTGCCTAAGCAAAGAGGAAATGTCGGTGCTATGCGCTACAATAGACGAAATGGACAACCTATCAGAAACTATACTAGAAGAGGATAAATAAATGGGAAGCATAACAGCAATTGGATTAGCAGATAGCGTGTTAGATTTAGAAACACAATTAGCCTATCACTTACAGGGTAATCATTACCCACCCGTTCCAGTTTCTATGGTGAAACCTTGCATAGATGCTATTGACGCATACTATGATGAGGATTTTGATCGACAGATAAAGATGCCTGAAGGCGTATCTTATAAAGGATTAGATACAGCACCTGCCTCCGCAATTATTAACCAACACCACCTAGAGTTTTGGCTGCCTGAATGTGATTAACCTCACACGACACTCCCCTTATAAATGAGGGGAAATGTCGGTGGGCTAGGCTATAATACTACTAACAACAAACGAAAGGAAACAAATGACCAACTCAACACTAGAGGTCGGACAGACCTACACAACCACAACAAGTGGTGTCACAGGAATAATCAAGGCAGTAGATAACCACCCAAGCGGTGTAAGTCGTATCTTGCTTGATGTAAATGGCAAAGAGCGTTGGACAAGTCTAACTAACTAATCATAGGTCGGATACCGCTTGTCGGTGGTGTCCGATATAATAAACCCACCTAACGAAAGGAAACACAAATGGCAAGAGGCAAAGCAATACAGGTAAAAATACCTACTACTAAGGTTATCAAAGCCTTAGAAGTAAGATTAGCCAAACTAGAGGCTGATTACACAAAGCAAGATGAGAACGAAGCAAAGTTTAACAAAAAGATGGAAGCGTGGAAAAAAGAAATTGGGAAATGGGCTATTGCTAATTTCTCAAAGTCTGAAAACTTACGCACCAACTATCGTCAATGGAACAAAACTCTCAATGTAGATTTTGACCTTATTGTAAATGAAAAGGATTTTCCTGCTGAACCAGTAAAGGACTACGAGCAAATCCATCAGCACTCTTATCGTGAAATGAAAGATGAGATGGAAAATGCTATCCGTATTCTTAAAATGACCGATGAGGAAGTAGTTAGCGCAAGCACTTACAACGCTATTGCTCGTTATCTTTAATTAGATAAGCATAAGGGTGGGTGCGTGGGTTATAGACAACACCCACCCCTTATGTTACAATTTCTATCCCTACTAACAAAGGAACAAAATGCGGTATAGATTAGAAATCTATGATGCTAATAAATCTCACGACATTTCCATACCACTTGCTGAAAGTATCAACTATCCAAAAATTGCTAACATAGTTAAGCAAAATATAAAAAACTTTCAGGGTGATGTAAAAGCATATGTATTTGATGTAACTAATAATAAAAAAATAACAGCAGCGTATTTCCCAGAAGAAATTCATTCACTAATCTAAAGCTTGGGGCGGGTTTTTATGTTTTCCCGCCCCATCTTCCCATGCGCCCAACCTTGGGGACTTATCCACAGCCTTACGGAAATCTGTGGAAAACCCCTGAAACCTGATGTTAAATAAGATAGACAATGTCAGTGCCAACTGTTATAATAAACCTAACAAACAAACGAAAGGATAAAATGGCTCATAATCTAGAAGTGCAAGATGGTGAAGTAGCATTTGCGTTACGTGGCGCACCTGCTTGGCACAATCTTGCAAATCGCATTTTCGCTCAAGATGAAAATGTAACTACCGCAACAATGCTTGAAGAAGCAAAGTTAAATAACTGGAATGTTCGCTTGTCGGACGTTGCAGATCACATCCCTAACACATGGAGAAATACATCAGACAATTTCTATGTGATTCGTGATAATCCATTTGACCAAGGCACTGATGTTTTGTCAGTAGTTGGCAAGCGATACAAGACTGTTCAGAATGAAGAGTTATTTCAATTCGCCGACAACGTGCTTGATAATGGCTCCGCAAAATGGGAATCTGCTGGCTCAATTAAAAAGGGCAAAGTTGTATTTGGTTCATTAGATATTCCTCGTGAAATCGTATTAGACCCACAAGGTGTTAACGATAGAACTAAGTTATATTTAATCGTATGGACATCACACGATGGCTCAGTTGCCGTTCAAGCAGCAATCACACCTGTTCGTGTTGTCTGCCAAAATACTCTTAACCTTGCAATGAAGGGCGCTAAGCAATCTTTCAAGATTCGCCACACACAAACTGCTGAAGGCAGAATTGTGCAAGCCCGTCAAGCATTGGGATTAACATTTGCGTATGCAGATGAATTTCAAAAGCAAGCACAAGAGTTATTTACTCAATCAGTTACCGATAAGCAATTCTCGGATTTGATTCGCAATCTATATCCAAAGCCTGAGTCAGATGTTAAAGGCGCATTGAAGAAGTGGGAGAATAAGGTTGTTCTAATTGATGACCTTTATCATAACTCACCAACTAATTCTACAATCAAGGGAACTGCTTGGGGTGCATTTAATGCACTAACTGAGCGTTTAGATTATTACCGCACATCCCGCACTGGTAATACTGAATCGCTAAATGCTGGCGCAAGTGGGTTCGACCCAATTTTAACTGCAGAGAAAAATAAAATTCTCAAAGCAGTTAAAGCCTTAGCCTAAATAAATGGGGCCCGAAAGGGCCCCGTTTCTTGGTCCATTAGCTCAGTTGGTTAGAGCGCTACCCTGTCACGGTAGAGGCCGTCGGTTCAAGTCCGATATGGATCGCAAAGTGCCATTAGCTTAGTTGGTTAAAGCCCCGAACTCATAATTCGGTAATCGTAGGTTCAAGTCCTACATGGCACACAAACTGCGCCCAAACCTAAAGGCACAATTAGCTCTTTACGTACATTATAAAAAAACCCCGAAGCCCTATTGCGGATGTCAGTAGCCTCTGCTACAATTGCGACATTCAACGAAAGGAATACAATGCCTAACTGGGTAAATAACACTTTGACCATACAGGGTCCAAAGTCAGAGATAGATTCAATTAAGGAAAGATTGAATCGACCATACAAAGTATTACATGATAGTTGGAGTATGGAAACTAATAAAATGGAAGTAACAGAATCTGTTTATTCTAATCCTGTATTTGCATTCTGGAATATCCATTCTCCATTAGAAGACGGTATCACAATGGAAGAATATGTTCAGCAACCTGACCGTTCAGGTGTTGACTTAAATGACCCTGATTGGTTTCCTAAGTCTGTTGCATTCGCTAAGACTCAAAAGGATTGGTATTCTTGGAATACATCTAACTGGGGAACTAAATGGGATGTTGGTGTAGGTGACGGTGAACAATATCCTGATACTGAGTTACTTGAATATGAATCAAAGGGTGATGATAACTGGCTAGTATATAAATATAATACTGCTTGGTCACCTGCCGTTACTATATTAACTAAACTAAGTAATCTAGTTCCTAACTCTCTACTAACCCTTGAATTTGAGGAAGAGACAGGTTGGGGTGGTGAATATGAGATTGTCCGTGGCGAAGTCAAAGAAATCCTAGAATATACCAATATGTGCTATGCCTGCCAATCCTATGACACAATGGATTATTGTGATAATGATTGTGGAGAATTCTGCTCTGAATGCAATGAAGGCTCTTGGAAAGATGAAGAGGCTATGGCGGAATGTCAGACCCATAAGATATACTTAACCACTACCGAAACGAAAGGAAACTAATATGGAAACACCATATGGAGCAACAGTAACACCTGCAGTGCCTGCTACATACAATCCTAGTGCCCTTGTGCAATACAAGGTTATTCAGGGAGAAGATGTAACATACCCAATTTCTAAGGTAACAGACTTAGAGTGGGACCTACAACAGGGCAGAACTAATCGTGAAAGCCTTGATGCTCTTAAAAGTACAGTTAGAGAATTAGAAGAACTCTTGATCGAACTCTATAATCCTAATTATACAAAAGAGGAAGCGCTTCAACAAATAGCAGAACTGTTTGGATTTGAATTATCAAAGACAGTTACTGTAACTGGAACTATTAACTTTGAAGTAATAATGCAGGTTCCACTAGATGAGGTTGAAGATTTCGATGCTCATTATAAACTTGGTGATGAACTTTCTTTAACATCTTACAATGGCGACATTGAAATTAATGATTGGTCAATCGAGAGCACAGATGTGGATTGGGACTAATGTACTTTGAACTTACTGCACCTGATAGGCTGTCAATGGAGATGGCCTATTGGGATGCACAAATAATCGGACTAGACCCAACTGCCATGTCACCATTGACTTTCAATGTTGGAACTGGTAGTATTGAGAAAGTAAGTAAGATTCGTGACAAGTATAATTTAACTGAAAGTTATACCTCAGACTACGAACCTACTGGATACACTAGGAGATAAATGTCAGATTACAAAGAAGGATTCACCGACGGGTATAAATTTGCTCGTGAAGAAATTGTAGAAAAGCTAAAGGAAATTGATATTAATGATATTGATACCTGGCTTTTAGACAGACTGGCAGACATGATCGAAGGGAATCAATTGTGATGGCTGAAGATGTATCTCCAGTTTATTATTGTGATAGCTGCAGCGTAGCACGTGCATCATATCTAATTAAACTATTAGATGGTGAGCTGGCATTTTGCACACATCATTATAATAAATCTAAAAAGGCCCTTGACGAAAAGGCCTATGAAGTGATAGAATTAAACAAAAAAGAAGACTTACCTAAACTAAAAGAAATGGCGGAATAGCAATGGGAGATAGAGCAAACTTTGGTTTCGTACAGCCAAATGGACAAACAATCGTATTATACGGTCACTGGGCAGGACATCAAATGCTAGGTAAATTAGCGGACGCTGTCATTGCTGCGAGACCACGCTGGAATGATTCATCCTATGCAACACGTATCGCTATTAGCAATATCATTGCTGATCAGTGGAATATGGAAACTGGATGGGGCCTATACGTAAATGAGATTGGCGACAATGAACATAAGATCGCTATCATTGATTGGGACCAGCAAACATTCAGTCTTCATGATTGGGCGGATGGACGAGATCCTTTAAACAAAGTCCGTGGCATGAATAACAAAGCGATCTTTACAATGGACCTAACTTCATTCTGTGAGAAGTATGCATTGGAGAGATTACTAGTAGTTTAAATTTAGAAGAACGAATGGTGCATCTCCATAGATGCTAAGTAAGGCAGGCTTTCCTTTCGTTGAGGTCCTAGCAGCCATTCATCCTAAACCCCTATGACCCTTCTGGCATGGGGGTTTAGCTTTGCGCTCACGGGTGAGGGTAGCATATGCTCTTTACGGAAGTCAAATTTATTTCCCTGAAATCCTAACATATGGACAAAGCTGGGCTCATGTGGTGTGAATCACACGGATATAGCCTATACAATGTCAGTGGTCTGTTATATAATTAAGGTCCTAGCGAAAGGAATATAATGCCTGAACTATTTATAGATACTGTAGCAGAGCACATTACAGGTGCAATGCAACAGGAAATAGCAGAACAATTGTTTGAAGATTGGTCCAATAAGAATCTAGATGAAGGTGCTGAATATGCTGAATATGAATTCATGCAATATGCCTCACCTGAATTAAAGCAAGAATATAATAAGTTCTATTCTTACATTGAGGGAAATGAGTATTATCTATGTTAGGTTATACATATAAGGATATACAGAACTTTGGTAATAGTTTAACTGTTGCTATTGATTCCGCTTCCGACCCTGATGTTAAGCAAGGTCTATTAACCATATGGGATTTTTTCGAGGGCCTACTAGCAGAAGGGTATATAGATGAGAACACTTACTACGGATAAGTTAATAGAATATATGAATATTCATTTAATTAGTCTTAACCAGGACTTAGATAAAGATTTAAATGTTGAATCTAAGATCAATATCCAAGGACAAATTATGGCTATAGAACATCTACTGGAGGTTGCTAATGAGTTATAATACTCTATTGGAACCCCACCTCCAAAAATTAGTTGACCTGGGGGAATCAGGTACTGATATCATGCATGGTCATATGAAGAATCTAATGTATGAATGTGAAACAAAACTATTAGACATATCTGAATTACAGGATAATCCTGAATATAAATATCTTTCAGGACGTATGGATACCTTGACAGAAATCTATATTATGACGTATAATTTAGCATTCGCCATATCTGATAGGAGCAAAGCCCGTGGATGATATTCAGTATGATAGAGGACAAAAAGTTAAAATGCAGTTGGACCAAATGGTCAATACTTTAAATGGCATGGATGTTGGATTGTCATTAGTATGGCTTTGGACATGGGATTTAATTAGAGATAAATATGATCAATACTCTAAGGATGACCTTTATAGCGATTTAACAATTACTGATGGGACAACCCTTGATACTATCTGGGATAAACTCTGGACTAAGGTTCCCGCCTCATTTACCCTGGAGTATGGCGCAGAGTACATGGATGAGGCTGTAACGGACTGGATGATAGACAATGACTTCCTGGTTGCCTTAGATGATGACGGCTGGCTAGACGAGGATGAGGACATAGTAGATCTAACTGCAGATCAAGAGACAGCAATGATTGAAGGATTAGTTAATCTAGACGAGATGACATAAACCTGGGGGCAAGGGGGCACAACATAGCTTTTACGAGGCTATATACAAATCCCCCAATTTGTGATAAAATATAATAAAAGCTTTCTGATCTTCAAGGCGGAGCTCAGATTTATCGAAAGGCAACAAATGACAACAAAGCGTGAATATCTAAAAAGCAAGGGCATTACAGTTGGCCGCCGTGGTCGCTTCTCAGGAGCTGCCAAGGTTGTGTTAGCGGAAGCTGACAAGAACGGCATGAAGTTTACAGCCGAAGTAAAGACTAAGCAGTCTTAAGTAAAGGCTAAGCAATATTGGGAGGGGTCGAGAGCACGTGCCCTTGACCTTTCCCAACCTTTTTGATAAAATCTTAATGAGAGGCGGACATGGGTAAAAGAACAGACGAAGATAAAATAGCAGAACAGTTACAAGAAGTTCTAGATAATCATTGGTTCAATCCTTCCATATGTGCCAGTGTAATTGTAAATAGGTTTCCAATATATACGCAAGACAGATTAATGGATTTAATGAAAGAAATTATTAAAGAACAGGCTGCTAGATTCCGACCTTATTGGGAGGAAGGAGTAACCTCCGAAGCAATCATGCTCTCAAGTCATCTTGCTGAGGTTATAGAAATGCATGAGCCCCTGGCATGACCGAAAAAGTCAAAGCTAGGAAGGATCGAAAGAAAGCTAATCATTCTTTAAGGACATTCCGTAAATGGAAGAAAAATGAGGCGGCTAAGAAACAAGCAGAAATAGATAGATACAATAATCTATGTGGTCCAGTAACCATAACATATATAAGTAAATAAACATACATCTGGGATATATGCCTGATATGTACCATTGGTACACATTGGGTTATATGTCCCATTTGTTGTATATAGCTAAGGGCAGAATGTTGTCTTTACGATAAGGTATAAAAAATCCTGGAAAATATCTCAGAATATATAATAAATGTATATTAATTTAAAGAAACATATATAGAATATAACAAAATATATATAAAATATGGCAGAATATGTGGGCAAAATTTCCCCTTTACGAGACATGTTTATATATCCTGGAACACATTTATATAACATATATATAACATATGGCCCAAAGCTCTTGACAATATGGGTAATATATGCCATGTGGAGCAAAAGGGATTACGATGGAGGGTTGTGGAGGCTTGTCCCATTACATGTATATATATCTAAGTATATATCGATAACATTTACGTTATAATTAATAGTATTTACTTTGATAGATATGTAGTAGGTATGGCTCTAAAAAGGCATATAAGA